ATTGTTATAGAAGCATTTTAAGGAACCATTAACACAAAGACCAGCCCCACTATTGGAAAACAAAGAAAACTAACACACATTTAGTCTTACTTATTTCCCAATAGTTTTGGTCTTTGTGTTTAAACAAATCTAGTATTTTTTACCCTTTCTCTGTCTACTGAACTTTCTACTATACACAACTCTGGTTACACACTTGATTAATCCTATGTATAAAATGTAGACCACTGGTATAACCAACAGAACACCAATAACCAAGTAAAAATACCTTAGGAAGCCAAAGTTTCCCCAGGGTATGCTAGCAAAGAAGTCAGATCCTCTTCCAAGAAGGTTAGTTTGATTTTGGTTCTGAATTTTAATGTTGTTAATCAATTCTCCTCTCACATCTATTTCCACAACATTGCCAGCACAGCTAATAACGCATTTTTCTTCTATTTCTGATACTGGGAATGAAAGCTTAAATTTAGTCAGAGGGTTAGCTGATGTCACTAATTCTGATCCAGTGTTTAAAGCAGATGGGCACTTAACAGTAACTGGGCTCCTTACTGAATTGGTTAGTATAACTTCTACTTCTAATGTTGCTCCTGTGCCACAATTAGCACAGCCTCTCAATTTCCTAAAGTGTGCCTCGCATGTTGCCCTAACAACTGTGTACGAGATCTTATAATCTTCCATCCTTATCCTAACATTGTAAGAAGCTTGTCCAGTGTGATGTAGATAGATGACTCCTGAGGCATCTTCTGATACCACTGACATGGTCAGATTACTAGGCAAAAGGTTATTTTTCCATTCTTCACTAGCATTGCTGAATCTATTAACAAAAACAACATTGTCATCCTGTGCAACAACATGAATGGAATTGTAGTCAATCAAGCAAGATTTAGATGCCCTCTCAGCTAAGGTTGGAGTTGCACATTGAACGCCACCAATTTTACCAATTATTGGGTGATTCCTGTTAGAGCAGTCCACTATTGCAGTTAGCATTGATCCTGACAATTTCCTCAAAAAACATTTGTCAGTGATGGTTATAACAGGCGTATTGACAGACAATACTTGTATTTGTCCTATAATGGTTTTAGTAGGCAAAGTGTTATCCAAGATCAATGTTTCATTTCTCACTCCATCTTTGCTTGATACAGTTATGTTCACTTTGACTTCCCAGAACCATTCAGAACACCTAGAAACCTCGTAAGATTTTCTTTCGGTGTTTTGTAATTCAATTTTGTAAAACTGACAAGCTTGGCTAGCATAAAAACAACCCTTGCCCCAGAAACCTGTGACTCTTGTGCAACCATGAAACCCTGCTTTATCCTTATTCGCAGATGGGACAGGCACCGGGCCTTCGGTCTTAATTTTCTCACAATTGTCATCTTCGCATTCCCCGGCATTTCTGCATCTGAAAACATTTAGTAGCTTAAAATCTGCGTCGTTAGTGTAATAGAGCACACTCTTTGAGCACTTTTGTCTAATAGCACTAGTTCTAAGCTTAATAATATGAACTACATTTCCAGATTGATCATTAACATTTATGCAAGACTCCTCCCCAAGAGAAGATAGAGGCACTTCAATGATCGTATTAACGGCGCATTTGATTTCACCAGCGGTTGATGGTAAGCAACTCAACACTTTACTATCAACTGTTATCACATTTTCACAGGTTAAGGCACATGGTATCAAGATTAAAATGACGACAAGACTGACACTAAATGGCTTATTCATTGTTCTAACTCTAAATATCTCATCCTGTTCTTCTGCAAATTGCGTAAGTCTTTCACTCGTTGTGTTTACCATGGATCTGGACTTCCTGGTGCATTTCTTACATAGTGCTCTAGTTACCTTATAGGCTAACTTGGCAGGGCTTAGTAAGACATAAAGAGCTAATTTTGCGATTCTATAAATAATGCACGCTAAAGGTATAACCAAGATTAGAGAACTAATAGCCAACACTAATATAACCCAGTTCACAGCCTTGTAACAATGAGGATTAGCAAACCTAGGTAAACATATGTCACAATGCAAGGCTAAGCATGTGTGTGAATCATAACACGAAACTGATAAGACTGTTTTCCCCTTACCATCGCTTCTGAAGAACATTACTCTAAAGTCAGTGACATGTAAGAATTCTGATGGCAATACATAATCAAAATCTATTTTCTGTTCGTTTATCAGCCTGCAGTTATCATGCACACACAAATGAATAATATCAAATTTTATGTCTCTTTCAATCCTCAGAGATCTTCCTCTGCAAGAAACTTTACATCCACTACACTGTACTGATTCCTCTTCTCTTACTGGAATAGTGACATCCCAGTTAGCATGAGCAACAGCATCAATTCCTACTTTTGCTGATCCAATTTGCATGTATAGGTCAGAGCAATCTTCACAGTATCTGCAAGAACAGTTTGCATTTGGCCATTTACCAAACACACTTTCATATGCTTCATCTCCTTTACATTGATGACAATCTCTAGGACAGCCACCGTCGCAATTGAAGAAGCATAGGTTTGTCACATCTTGTCCATGAGCAACCAAGACATCCTTGTCCGTGAATAGCCATTTTCCACCAATAGAGTACATCGTGAATCTTTCAGTCGACCTCACTGGCTTGTCACATTGTTTACCGTTAGTAACTGTTTTCCCCTGGATGGAGCAGTAAGTTTTAGACAACTCTTTCAATTCATCAGGCAACTCATTCAATGGAACCCTATTCCTGATTACGCTTAATTCTAGATCTTCAATGTTGCTGAATTCTCCAACTGGCTTAGTGTTATCACAGTCAACACCGTTGAAAGAGTGATTTGAGGGACAAACAGCTACTCTTACACAAGCCTCCACTCCTGATTTATAGCTAGCACTGATTGCATTTCTATAATGTGACTTTTCCACAACACCAGTCCAAGCAGTTTGAGCATCAGAACACACTCCAAGAGCAGTTAAAGAGCCCGATTTTAATGTTGATCTAAAAGGAACCTTTGACATGAATTTGACTTCAGCCAATGGTCCGTTTACTCCTGGTCCAAAGTTCCTTGTGCATGCCCCTGCGCTGATCATTGATTGCATAACATTTCTTTTCTTTCTTTGATGCTCTAGATTTAACCCACACTTTTCTTTATGTGCCTTGAAGGCGTCTTCTAAGAAGTAAGCATCACTCACCAGTGTTGTAAACTCACCTAGTATCTTGGCTAAACCCATGACTTTAATTCGTTCATCATAATTGTTTGCGACATAATCAAAATAAAATTTTGCCAAACCTGAAATAGTATGAGGACCTGTAAAGCCGTAATGAGAGTGAGCCAACTTTAAGGCTTCATGTCTTCTGGTTTTACTCTGAGTAATCAAATCCTTAACCACTGCATAGGTCTTGCATAACTCCGGGTCTATGGTTTCTTCTCTGTATCCCATGGCTAGATACTCTGCTTCATCATGATTCGTTATTGCAGGATAGACTTTATGATCAGCCTCTGATTTCACAATTGTTTTCTTTGGAATGGTTTCTGTGTCAGTGATCAATCTATGCCTGAATACTAAATCTAAAGTACCCTCTTTCTCACTCAAATTCTCATTTCGCCTCAGCATTTCATTCAGTAAGCCATTCATTGATGCATGTATCTGCCCTATGGGATCCATCAATCTAGATATTTTTGAGTCCAGGTCTTCATGCCTTCTTAAATTACAACTCGCTGCTGCATATATCATTTCAACTGCTCTACTGTTCATCCCATTACTCAGCAGATCATTCTGCAGTGCTGAAAGATCACTTATCGATACAGTAACTTCTCTTCTTTCCGCTTTGACTCCATTCATCATCAACATGAGTACCAAACTTACTCTTATGGAAATCGCCATTTCTTCGTTAAAATTAGATGTGTTTACTTAAGGGGCTGTCTTTGTGTGAGAGATTGTAATTCCTTTAGTTTTAGCCATGGCGTTTTTTTTTT